AAATATATATCAATAATAGAAAGAATGAACAAAAGTCAAGGAATTAGTTATTTGGTGAATATTTTTAATGAATTGTGTTACCAGTTTCATGTGTTTTGGAACGCCCCTGATTATAGTGTGCGCCGCGCGTATTTATATTACCAGGCTGATTCGGTTCTGGATGGTGATTTGTTGGGAGCATGGTGTGACGAAGCGCGCCACTGGTCCAGGGATGATGCGAGTGCCTGGTATTACCGGGACATCACCTCTGAGTTTCGCACTGAGGGGGAGCGTACCATCGATACATATTTTGCCACGCAGCCCTCCAATGTCTCCAATATACTTGTCAATGTAAAGTACACCTTTTCCAACAAGAGTTATAACTGGGTATCCCACAAGGGTGAGGATTTCGCCTGGCCCCCTCGGCACAGGGAGGGGATGAAATTTCATTTACCCATTACTGGTGCTTGGGCAAGTAGCGATGGGGTAGATAAGACCATGGATATAGGTGGTCGGCTTCGTCGTGTTGCTGGTCCCCGTGGAGATTTCCATGGTCAGGATGTTAAATTTAAGGATATAATGAAATATGATTTCCCTAAAGTTATCATTGAAACTATGATAAACACAACTGTATGTGATGAGGATGATTCTGTTTTGTTACTCGTCTAATTTGGCAGCTAAATAAAATTCTATTTTACCCAGGTTTGCTACATCATATATGAATGTGATGGGCATTTTATCGCTTGGTGCAGTCTGTTGGATTTTCATGGTGGAGCACATTCCCGTAGATTTCGTAAATAGGTGTATATATTTAAGTGAATACATGTTACCAATCTTACCCTGGAATTCAGTTTGTTCAGTGTCAAGTTGTGTTTCCTGATTTGCGAAATCTCCCTTACATGATATTTCCAGGAGGTTATCCTTTCTGTAAATATATACGTCGGATGCTATATTTCCCATATCCCTACATATTCTCTGGAAGTCTATGCTGGGTATGATTGTTGTACAGGTTGATTCAATTTTGGGAAGCTGTAATTCGTCGTCATTTATCCACAGAAGTGACAGTCTGAATTTTGTTTTTGTATGTTTGATATCATTTTCAATCAGTATTTCCATATGTTCCGTATTATTGATTTCTATGGTAAGTATGTCATTTGATGTAATAAATTTCAAAAGTTTGAACAGATTTGATACATTCACACCCGCCTTAACGGGTTCGGGACAGCTATATTCCTCAAATTTGTCCCCCTCTAATTTCATATTTATGAGAGCCACCTTAGCATTATCCAGGGCTACTATCTTCATCCCCTCCTCATCAAAAAACATGTTCACGTCATTTATAATATCCTTCAAAACTTCGAAGCATGATTTGAGCGCATTGGCCTGAATTGTTTTAAATAACATCTACAGTATATTCCCGTGTATTCTTTAATTCTGTGATCTGTCTGTATATGCGTCATTTACCTTCATGTCTATCTTATTCTGTAGGTCTTTGGTCATGGGTGGTGCGAGCGGGGCGGAGTAATCGTCCAGGGCAAAGAAATCCCCGACCTCGTCGTTCCCATCAAGATTTTGTGAACTCATCCCCCCACCCATTCCTGAAAACTCAGATGGTAGTATGTTTTGGAACCAGGGGAGAATTTCCTTTCCTGTCAGGATGCCACCATCTTTGGTAATCAATGATGGGACACTTGTAATTTTATCATGTAATTTGGGTGGAATTCCCTTGACATTAACATCATGAAACGTAACAAGATTGTGAAGGGGTTTGTTTTCTTTTATAAAGTCTATAACATTTATGCAATGTGGGCACCTTCGGCTAAATATCAAGATACTCATGGTCTGCTTTAAACAAGACTTTTGTTTAAAATATTTTAACGCAATATACTAAATGAACTGTACACTCATCCTAATTTTAGTAATTTTGTTCTTTGTGTTTATGGGGAGCAAGGAGGGATTTGTTGATTTCGGATTTTCAGGGTGGGAGAAGCCCGTTGCTAAATTCAATGTTAACGAAGATCCCGATCCCCTTGACATGTCCCTATATACCCAGGATTTGACAGATATTTCCCCAGGTAAGATTGGTTCTATTATTGAAACCATCCAGGAATTTATGAAGGAGAAGACTAAGAAGTGTCTTGTCCCCCTGGAAACCATATATGTGAACAAATACTCAGGACCACGTGGAACCATGTACGACACCCGTTTCATGTTTTATGACCCATCGGGATACTTTGTCACTGAGCTCATGGGTAAGGTTATTGAGCAGGGTGACACGGACACTTTCACCGTCTCCTCGGTAAGAACCCAGGTTCCTGCAGCAGATGCGTCGGGTCCCCAGGGATCGCTTCCCAGCAGCGGGTGTGCGTCGGCCTTCCTCCCTGACACCGAGCTCCTTAAAGCCATAAACCCCTCGAGTAGTGGTATGGAGGCGGTGTTAAAGTCCCTTTCGATCAACAACTCAGGTAGCGCTGTTCCACTCTCAATAGACCACTATAAGTAAATAGTGTGTTAAAGATGCTGAACAAAAAACTGGAATAATGATAAGATGGGTTTAGTCCCCGCGGCCGAACTACAAAAAGATAAAGAAAAGAAGAAGGTCATACGGAAGGAAACCTACGGTAAACTGTTGGAAATAGTTTCTCGTAAAATCAAGAGTGCGTCGGAAATGAACCAGGTTCACGTTATGGTTACCCTCCCTACATGGGTCATGGGTTGTCCTGTGTACAACGTGGTTCTGGCTACGGATTACATAGACAGACAACTAAAAAATGGTGGCTATAAAACTCGTCGTATGAATGATACTTCAGTGTATGTAAACTGGGAGAAGGGCAGGAAGCCCAAGGAAGCCCAAGAGACCGAAAGACATGTTCTGGAGGAAGAATTTAAATTACCCAGTCTCATTAATTTGAAAAAGGTAGCTGGTAGATATTCGCGCGAAAAGTAATAAAAAATATAATCATGATATGTTAAAATATGGAGGGTTCATCCGATCTCAATATTTTAGCAGTGGCTCAGCGGGAGTACATGGAGGAACTGAACGAGATTCTGGTTCCGTTTTTACTGGCTTCGTTTGAAGAAATGCATAGCCGTGCCGTAATTGATTCCAAGGGCAAGAACACACTTCTTAAGTTCCAGGAATATTTGCGAGATGTGAAATCATGGAACCAGGGTATGGTCAAACAGCATGCCGATGAGGTAACCAAGGCGTGTAGTTTCCTGGGAGATCTCATTGCCGCAGTGTTTGTCGGTAAGGTAAAGATCCTTTCGTCCATCCGCCTTAATGAGGTGAAGAAGAAGATCCCCCTCCGTCTTCCCAAGATCGAGGATTTTATCTATATGATTTACGAGGAATGTGCCCAGGCTGTTTACAAGGATCCCTATTGGTTTCAGGCAGATTTAACAGATGATGAGAAGGTGGATAAGATATCAGAACTTAACAGGATTTGTCTTGAAAAGGTAGTGAAGAAGCTTGTTCCCACCCAGAAGATCCTGGAGGCGTATATGAGCCAGACCCACTCCGATGAGGTTGATGTTGAGAGCCATATGGGTTCTGATACAGAAGACCCCGAAATCCTGGACTCTGGTGATGAAGAGGAGACCCCAGGGGAGGTGTTGCCAGGGGCGGGAGTCGCCCCCCCTGGGGAAGAAATTTCAGGACAGGAGAGTATTACCCAGGAAGACGTAGTACCACAGGAGGATGATGAGGAAGTTAAGAGCATCCAGGTTCCCCAGCCCCCCGGGCAACCCGAGATTCCCGTTCCCGATGAGGACGATGTTCTCATGCCAGGTGCTGCAGATAGCAGAAATATAATAAAGTAATAAAGTATAAATGGAATTATCTGAACATTTACGGACACCTGAGGGGGCAGCCATGGCAGCAGCCGCAATGACCTCGGCATATATTTATGCCAGACAGAGAATGAACAATGAACCCAAACAGGAACTGAGCGCCTACTGTAAACCCGCTATGCTAAATGCCATTATGGTATATTTTATAGTATCCCAGGGCTCCGCGGTTCGCGAAAAGATTTCATCGGAAGCGTTTTAAATTAAAGAAAACAATCTATGTTAATAGAAATGGCGAGTGTTAGTGCTTTTACCAATATGCTCGAGCAGTTCATGGACGAATTAATCCAGACGTTCCCAGAGGAGAAGTCATTTAGTAAATACCGCTCGACTTTGGCGGTGATTAAGAAAGCAAATCCACGTAGTCTCGTCTCCCTGTTTATGGATTCCGTTGGCCCCCACCAGACTGCCATAATGGCTAAGGATGAGAGCATCCTCACTTCCGGTAAGATTGAGTTTTTAAAGGCAATTAATATCGAGAAGGTTTGGACTGCTGAGGTGTCTGATTCCACCAAGGGTGCAATCTGGCAGTATATCCAGACCCTGGTGATTTTGGGTACTACCATTAATTCAATTCCACAGGAAACACTGTCAGCCATCGAGGGCATTGCTGACCAGATGGTGAAGAAGGGTCAGGGCGGGGAAGATGGAAAACCCGTTGATATGAATGCCCTGTCGGGACTCATGAGTATGTTTGGGAACATGAATATGGGCTCATAAATAATACATCATTAAAGTAATAAACAATGTCAGTGTGGTTTGACGACCCCCAATTATTATCAAAAAATCTTCTTTCGTTCTGGCCTAATGATAAACAGGACGTAAACGAAAGAGTCAACGCAACTACCCGTTTCATTATATACATTTCTGTTGTGTTATTTATAATTCAGAAGGATAGTCGGGTATTTGTCCTCGCCGTGGTGGCACTGGGTGTCTTGTACGCATTTTACACCTCGGATATTATGGTTAACCCCACCATGCGACCTGCCCAGGCCGATGGGCGGGTCTCCCCATCCCTGGGGAGGGAGGTGTGTGAGGCCCCCAGCTTAAACAACCCCATGGCTAATGTGCTACTGAGTGATTATACGGAATACCCCGACAGACCAGGTGCATGTTATTATCCCAAGGTACAGAAACAGATAGCAACATATTTGGACGATACCTTCCTTCCCGACCAGTCCCTGGGAGACCGTAAGGTAACACGTAACCCAGCCGCGTCGCGCTTTATGTCCATGCCCGCCACGACCATCCCCAACGACCAGACCGGGTTTGCTATGGCGGCATATGGTCCACAGACAGGCGCCCAGGGGTGTCGCTTTTCACCCACCACATGCAGCCCCGACGCCAGGGGTGTGCAGCTCGAGGCCTTCGCCGGCCTCGACTCAAGTAACCAGGGGAGATCTGGTATGAGAGGCGGCGGTGGTAGTGGCGGACAAGGTGGAATGGGCTAAGAATAAAAAATCCCAGAGTATACTAAATGGAACCAAATCCTTGGACTTTACAACCAGGTATTCAGCACGTACAGGCACATGCAGTCCCCGAATACAGGGCAAATGAGGAAATCATGACCCCACCCCAGCCCAGTAGTCTCAATAATTGCTGCAGACCCAGCTGTGTTGAGTATGGTACAGCGCCCTACATGGCGGGGAAGGGTGCCCCCCATGAGTTTATCGATGTGGATGATGCCCTGCGACCCCAGAGCACATCGGCTTTTGAGAAATACTACCAGCAACACCCATATTCCTTCCCTTCCCAGAATGTCGAGTGCAAATTACCCCAGAGGGTCATGAACTATGAGCCCATGAGCACCCGTGCCGAATTACAGAATGGCCTTTTCCTTCAGAGGTATTGTTCAAATAAATAATTATGTATAATAACTATGGACCCCTTGTCTATCATAGCGATTAGTGGCCTAATCTATGCTGGAAAAGTTTTATGTGAAAAGAAGGAAAATTTTGCCCCAAATCTTCCTACAGCCGTGGGGACACAGGGCGAAGTATTTGAGGATGGCCCCATTCAACAGGCTGATTATGATGTTGCCCAGCAACATTATCTGGCCCAGGATTCCATGGCACAGGAAATAAACAGAAACACCAACCCGAATCTCTTACCGCCCAAACAGGAAACGGGGAGCTTCGCCACGGTAGCCCCCACCTCAGGGAGAAACCCCAGCGGCCAGCCCGTTTATAATTACTACGACCGTCAGGATGTGTCTGGGAAAATGAACAGCGTTCAGCCCATGGAAAAGCAGTATGTGGGGCCTGGTCTGGGAATAGGACCAGCTATACCTGCCTATGGTGGATTTCAGCAACTGTACAGAACGATGCCCAATAATGTGAATGGATACAAACTGAATACCCTCCCCGGACGAACGGGTCCAGCGGGCTCCTTCGTATCCAAACCCTCGCAGGTGGGGCAGGTCATACACAACAAGCCAGCCACGACAGCAGCCCAGTGGTCAAGAAGACCCCCCGTCCGCGGAAGGGCAGAGGGACAGGGCGGCGCCCTCACAGGACAGACGGGTCACCAGAATTTCGAAAAAACCAAACGCCAAACCAACAGATCTGTCACAACAACGCGGGACGACGGGTTACAGTATGGACCAGCGAAGGATATTGTTCCGATGCCCTCTGTGCAGGATAACCCAACGCGTAATAAGGGCGATCGTAACGAATTCCAAAGGAATTTTCTGGGACCAGCGGCACCAGGGATAACCAACTTTGAAGGGGGCTACGAGGTGGCACCAACAAATATAAGACCCAGTGTCTTCAGGGGACAAAAGGATAGAGAAGGAAATGCAGGCAGAATGAATGTACGCGGAGATGCCCTCCAGGCGGGCGGAGCCCTCACACAGGTTAAGGACATGGCAACAACAGTGGTACAGGGTCAGCCCGCACCCACGACAGCACAGAACCAGACCTATGTACAGGACAAGTATTACCAGACAAATTCCTATAAGGGAAACAAGGACCCACGCAGCTGCAACCTGAAACTGGCGGCCAATGTGCTCAAAAAGAACCCCCTCGCTCATCATTTATATGGGAAGTAAAAACAATAAATACATATTAAAAAAGATAAATCAATAGACCCATGTTATGAGTCTATTGATATATGCTTGCGCCAGGAATACTAATATATATATATTATAATGAGGATTGACAATACCCAAACCATATTTATAACAATAACCATAATAATTATCACTCTGTACTGTTTGCATAAATGTAAGGAGGCCTACACAGAGGATCAACACACCGCGGAGCACATGCGCCTTTACGGAGTCGGACCATCGAGGGTGGACACCCCTGGCTGGGAGAATGGTAAGGATAAAACTTGTTCCACATACGAGACCGCGGGTTGGTGCACAGATGGCACCATAAACCCAGAGTTTGAGTGGACGACGGGGGCGATGTTCAACTACCCCGAGCAAAACTGTGTGGTGTGTGGTAAGGGTAAGGCGGAGCACGCCGCCCAGGTGGCATCCACCCTCCCCGCCACCAAATCGATCTCCGGGGTGGCATCCACCCTCAATAAGATCCCTGTTCTCGGACCCCTTGTCGCTGCCGGCGCATCCGCGATGGCATCCGCCCTCCCCGTCCAGATGACCGACGCCGAGGCCGCCGAGCGGCAGAGAGTCGCGCTGGCCGGTGAGGGCCCCGACGCCGGCATCGACACCGAGGCCGCCATCTTCGAGATGGAGGCCGCGAGACAGGAGGCGGCAGTTCTTCAGGAGGCAACGGTCCCAGTCGTTGATCTCGACAATGAGGATGACTTAACTAAGGCCGCTGAGGGCCTGCTCCGTGAAATGGATATATCTGAGATACGTCATCTGCTGTATTATGGGATGCAAGGAACTTTTCCCACATGGAACACGGACTTTTCCAAATGTCAGGAAAAGGTACGGTCGAACAAATGCACAGATGGTCAGGTGTTAGTATATAACTCGACCGAAGACAAGTATTCTTGTTTTGCTTCGGAAGATGTGGTTCAAACTACATTCCCGTGGGCCACTACGCCAGGCGCCAAGAACACCCCGGTTAAGAAAGTTAACTCGTACCGTACAGAGCAACCTGAATGTGAGAATGTAACCTCTGACAACTTAAAGCTATATTCCCTTGGATTAGCGGGGAGTACAGAGACGGAGGTTGAGAAGGCGCCAGTGGCAGAACTGCTAACGGCTGACCAGCTGGGCAAATTTTCTGATTATTTAATGAATGCGGCAAAACAGATGGTTACGGACATTGCGGCGAACCCGCAGGATACTGACACGCGCGACATGGCACAGGATGCAGCCGTCTTAGCAAGCACGATGAACTAGATATCCCAGTAGTTATCGTGGATCCATGTGACAAATCTACTCAAAACATCAATATCATGCTGGGTTTCTCCAAAGGACGCCACAACATCAGCACTTAAAAGATCCTTTAGTTTATTGTGTCTATCAGTAAGATCTTTTAATTGTTTTTTTAATATGGTATTATTGTTTCCCATGGTGAGATATTATTAAAGATATAATACGAATATATATTAAATGGGTAAGCAAGACGACACCGCCCGCCGCAACGGCAACGATAAGCGTAAGGATACATTTAATAAATATGGTAAAAATACCACCAGGGGCTTGAGAATTATCCTGGCTCGACAGGCTGTTAAGGCCAAGAACACATAATATATTAAATATGTCGGCGTTTCTTTCACTCCGGGCGATAGCAGCCGCCAACATACCCCTGGGTTCCAATGTATTCTACACCGAAACTGTATTAATGTACCTATCACATGAATTTGCCAGGGATTTGTGTAAAGTGGAGAAGGAATTTCACGCGAACCGGGTAGAATATGATCAAGTTTTTGCGGAATATGATAAATATCTTATGGGGGGATCACTTACCCTTGATTTATTTGAGGTACGTTATGGATTAAAAGATGCAAAGGACGCCATGGACTATGAAGAAAATGTATTACCCCTGGAGATTGAGGAAAACTGCCCCTGGTATCAATTTCTTGAGATCTTCAGGTTCACTGTTCTCACAAACTGGTTACCAGTTGACCTACGCACCAGTATAATATTCATGAAAGGTATTTTGGTATCTATCCCCCAACAACCAGTGGGTCCAGTGCCCCAACGGCTGTCGGGGTGGTACAACGCATATTACTCCTACAAGAAAGTCCTACTAACCACCATAGAGGCATATGACACCGCCTATTCTATCAAGGAACTTAAAGCTACCCAGGAGAAGTATGCTCAGTATGTACGTGGATATGACACCCGCAGGGACATCATTACTAAGAAAAGGGAACTCCTCAAAAGGGCAATATCAAGATGTCAAGACAATGTCCACCCCTGGGACGAAGAATGCTCACTGGAGTATGCGCTGGAACTCTACAGTTAGCTACCGACCAACTTAATGCCAAACTTTTTTTCAATATGGGAACGTGCGCCTGGGAGAGACGGCTTGCTCCACAATAACCAACGCGCCCAAAACCCCGCCGTGTGAATTCCCTTTTTTGTCCAATTTTCCCGTGACCTGTGGCGCGCAAGGTATCTTTCCATCCGCTGGGGGTCTTTGTGGATGGTGTAATCCGAGTACCCCCTGGCACCAAATTTAACAGATTTCCCACCAGGGAAGGTAATTTGAAATTTTTTAATACGATTTGGGTTTTTCTTTAACACGTATGACATTTATATTAATGTGGTTTTATTTTCGAAATTAAATATATAAGTATTATATTAAGAATGGATGAACTTTCTGTAAGAAATATTGCCAAGCTATTAGTGGCCAAGAAGAAGAAGAAGATGAAGATGGGTATTGGGATTGCGGTCATCGCCGTCATCGCCGTCATCGTGGTCGGAGTGATCATATACCGTGTGTATAATAAGGACACAGCAGGATGTATGGATGCATCTGCGACTAACTATGACCCAGATGCTACCAAGGAATTGGAGCCCCGCTCATGTATTTTTTCAGGTTGTATGGATCCAACCAAATTGGGATACGACAGGAAATACACCACGGACACGGACCCGACCTCGTGTGGTGAGACTGTGGTTTTGGGTTGTAAGGATCCAACCAAATTGGGGTACAACCCCGACGCCATACAGGACACTGACCCGACCTCGTGTGGTGTTGAACAGGTTGTTGGCTGTACGGACGGCGACTACATGGAATTTAACTCCGCTGCCAATACTCCCGATGATGCCCAGTGTTTGACCAGCATAAAAACACTTGTCCCCGACGAAAATTTTCGCATCGCACTGCTGGAGATTAACCCCATTCTCGCCTTCGACGCCGCGAATACTTGTAATACTGCTGATCTTGCCGCAATGAAGGAAATAGATGTTGAGAAAAGGGATATTGGTGATTTGACAGGGATAGAAAGCTGTACCGCGTTAGAAGTATTGAATTGTGGTTCTAATAATCTCACGTCCCTCGATGTAACCAAGAATACCCTTTTAAGTATATTAAAGTGTGACCACAACAGTCTAACTGCCCTCGATGTAACTAAGAATACTCTTTTAAGTGAGTTAAAGTGTGGCCATAACCTGCTCGAATCCATTGATTTATCTAATAATCTTCTTTTAGTTTCTTTGTCTTTAGGCCATAATAATCTCACGTCCCTCGATGTTTCTTATAACGCCTATTTAGAAAAGTTGACTTGTACCAACAATCAGCTCACTACGCTCGATGTATCCAACAACCCTTCGTTAGTCGATTTCACATGTGGTGACAACGGCCCCGACGGGACGCTTAAGAAATCCGACTTTGTTATTTACGCCCCCGAGTAAAAGATGTGTTTATGTATCTTATATAAAAGATAACTCTAAATTAAAATGAATAATTTCCATATAAGTATCATTGATGGTATTACTACTCATATGGATTATCTAACCCTCGCTCGTTTTTCTTCTACATGTGGTGAATATAGACATTATGGTAGAATTCCCTATAAACAGATGGCCAGGCGTGAGCTTAGTCGTTGTGCAGATATTTACAATTGTATTGAATATGCTACTGTTGAAGAAATGGACGAGCTGGATGGTATTGG